GGCGCAGTTGGGAGCGCGCCTCAATGGCATTGAGGAGGTCAGGGGTTCGAATCCCCTCGGCTCCACCAAGTAGGAAGCGGGATTTAGCCCCCGGGGTTAGAGGCCCCGGGGGTGCTTTGTAGCTAATGGTGTAGCTACCTCTAGTCTTTAGTAAACCAGCCGATGGCGAAAAAGGAGTCTACCTTTGGCCGAGCTTCCCCCTTAAAGGGCCAACCGCTATAGAACCAGTACTTCCTCATCCATTCCAACTCTTCCTGAAAATCTTCGTCCTTCCGTAGCCTCCTCGCATCCCAGGCCTCCACTTCGAAGGCGTAGGGCACCACCAGAGCGGGGTAGCCTTCCAGCTCCTCCTCATCGTAGAAGGTGGTCTTGAAGAAGTCCCAAAAGGCCCTGACAGCGTTGACAGGGCGGGGGAAGAAGTGGAAGTACCTAGCCTCCTCGTCCGAAACACTCCAGAGCCGAGCCCGGGTTTTCTTGGCCCTTTCGCTTGCCCGGATGAGTGTTTCCTCCGGATGGAGGTAGTGTAGCTCGGCCCGCCGATTGCGGGCCCACTCCAGGATCTCCAGGCTTTTCATCGAGAAGCGGTACTTTTTTGCCAGCGCTTCCTTTGCCATCTCCATCACCTCCACCCCAATAATATCACGGCGTGCTACTATTGTCAAGACATGAGCCCGTGTGGTACCATGAAATCATGGTGAGGTGGAAGCTCAAGGAAATCCTCGAGAGGGAAGGCATCACCGCCTATAGGCTATGGAAGGTTGCGAAGTCCAACCCGCACACGGTTTATAGGTGGGCTTACCGCCCCCCGAAGGCACTAGACCTCGAGGTGGCAGAGGCCGTTGTCAGGGCTTTGAGGGCCCTGACGGGGAAACCCTATGGCCTTTGTGACCTGATAGAGTTAGAGATTGATTCGGGGGAATAGCGGAAAGCGCATAGGCGGCGGGGGTGCCCCCGCCGCAATCTCATTTCTGACTTCCAAACCTCTACTTCAGAGTTCCCAACTCTGACGATGACTTTTTGAGGGTAGCCAAAACGTACTAGGCCCGGGCTTCACCCGGGCCCAGTCCCTACCCATAGTAGACCCGAATACCTACCCAAAGTTTTCCGGCCTTGAATGATCGTCTATCCCCATGCCTCGAGCACCTTCCTCGCCTCTTCCTCCCCCCACTTGGCGTAGATGGTGCTCACCTGGATGTTGCTGTGGCGGAGGTGGCGGGCCACAGTCTGCAGGTCTCCCGTGGCCCGGTAGAGGTGCGTGCCGCAGTAGTGCCGGAGGGCGTGGTAGCCCCGGTAGGGCACCCCTGCCCTTTTGGCGAGGCGCTTTAGGGCCCGCCGCGCCCCTTCGGGGTCCTTCCACGGGAGGACCCGGCCCGAGGGCCGGGCCACGGCCTTGAGGGCCTCGAGGAGCGGCCCCGGTATGAGCACGGTGGCCTCCTTGCGCCCCTTGCCGTAGACCCGCATCGTCCTCCCCTCCAGGTCCACGTCCTCCCACTTGAGCCCCACGGCCTCGGACACCCTTAGCCCCCCTTGCGCCCCTAGGAGGACGAGCAGGCGCTCCTCGGGGGTGGTGGCCGCCTCCAGGAGCCTCTTGACCTCGTCCTCGGAGTACGGCCGGCGCTTCTCCCACCGGGGCACGGGGTCCCGGCGGGTGGGGGCTTCCCGGAAGGGGTTGGCCTGGGCCACGCCGGCCCAGCGCAAGGCCTCGTAGAGGGCTCCTAGGGCGGCCCGGCGCTGGTTCACCGAGGCGGGCCTTAGCCCTTCCTCCTCCAGGTGGCGGAGGAAGGCGGCCCCAAGCTCCTCCGAGGGGTTGGCGATGGCCTCCGCCAGGGCCTCCCCCTCGAGGCCCATCCCCCTGAGCCACCCCAGAAAGGCCCGGAGGGCGCTCCGGTAGCTCTTCAGGGTATGGGGGGAGACCCGGGCCCCGGCCCGCCCCCAGGTCCTCATGTGGTGGGCTAGGAGGGCGTGGAGGCCCTCGAGGTCGGCGGCCCGGAGGAGGGCCAGGGCCTTCTCACGCCTTTGCTCTTTGGAGGCGATGGCCCACACCCCACACCCTAACGCCCCTTAGGGCTAGGGTTAGGCGCGTGGAGAGGGGCATCCCCGTCCTGGTAGAGCTTCCCACCCTGGCCAAGGCCGCCTTGGCCGACGGGCGGCGCTACGTCTACTTCGAGGCCTCCCGCGAGGGGGTCATTGACCGGGAGGGGGAGGAGGTGGCCATAGACGCCCTTTGGCGCTCCAAGGATCTCTTCCTCAGCCAGGGGAACCTGGACATCAATCACTTCTCTTGGCTTGGCAACCCCTACGGCACCGGGGCCCGGCCCGAGTACGTCATCGGCCTCCCCAGGGAGGTGGCCCGCCAGGGCAGGAGCATCTTTGTGAAGGGGGAGATCTTCTCCAACGCCACGCCCCCGCCCCCGGGCTCCAACGGGGAGTGGGCCGACTGGTTCTGGCACTCCCTCACCGCCCTTGACCCGCCCATGCGCTGGTTTCCTTCTGTCTTCGGGCAGATTCTCCCCGGCGGGGTGGAGGTGGTGAAGCGGAACGGGAAGACCTACCGGCGGATCACCCGGGTGGAGTGGTTCAGCGTGGGCTTCGCCCAGCGGGCCCAGCACCCCGAGCTTCCGCCGGTCTCCCTCGAGCCCATGGGTCCCCTGGCCAAGGCGGCGGCCTACGACCGGGACGAGGTGCGGCGGGTGGGGGGGCTTCGCCTCACCTGGAGCGCCTTCGCCAAGGCCCTCTCCGTGGGCATCCCCGTCACCGACAGCGCCCTCAAGACGGGGGTCCAGGCCCTTACCCCCGCGAGCCTAGAGGGGGCGGTGCAGGAGGTCCTCGAGGGGGTCCTAAGGGGGAAGGTGCCCCCCAAGAAGCGGCGGATCGCCCGGGCCTTGGTGGCCAAGGGCGTGCCCGAGGACCGGGCCCTGGCCGTGGCGGCGGAAGTGCTCAGGCGCATAGGCCACGCGTATAGCACCCTTACGGGGTCACGCGCTAGGGTGCAGAGCGGATAGGAGGACCGGCTATGACCGATCTGGAGAGGATGGGCGAAGAGGCTCTTGAGCGGGCCAAGGCCCTTTTGGCCAAGGCCAAGGGGCCGGACGTCGACTTCGAGGACTACGAGGAGCCCGAGCTTCCCGAGGAGCTGGACGCCACCGACGACCTGGAGGACGAGGAGGAGCGGGCGGCCGACCACGACGAGGAGGGGAAGGCCCGCACGCCCTCGGACGCCGATGGCAAGGATGAAGAGGATGGAGAGGATAAAGGGGATGAGGAGGAGGGGAAGCCCGTGGCCAAGGCCGTAGATGCCGTGCCCATTCTGGCGGCCATCGAGGAGCGCCTGCGGCGGGTGGAGGCCCTGGAGAAGCGCCTCGCCTACATGGTGAAGGCCCTCGAGGCCCTCACCGCCGCCACCAAGGCGGTGGCCAAGGGGTACGCTGCCTTGGCCGAGACCCCGGTCAAGCCCAAGGCCCACCGGGCCGTGGTGCCCACCGGGGCACAGCGGCATAGCCCCAGCGAGCTCTTCAGCAAGGCGCTTGGGGTGGTCAAGGACCCCTTGCGCGTGGCGATCCTCGAGCACTTCGTCAACCGGGGTGACGTTGAGGGGCTTCTGGCCAACCTGACGCCCGAGGAGCGGGCGAAGGTTTTGGGAGGTGAAGCGTAATGTTCGGACTTGGACAGGACCTTGTGGTGGCCGGGCAGGGCATCCCGGCCGGCGGCATCGGGACCTATGAGGACTGGAACGCCTTTGTGAAGGCGGTCCAGACCTCCACCTACCAGACGGACCACGCCCAGCTCACCGGGCTGGGGGCGATCCGCCTCGAGTCCTTGGAGGGCACCCTCCGGGCCGTGGTGGAGCGGGAGGAGACCTTCAAGCTCTTCCGCGCCCTCAAGCGCCAGCCCGTGACGAGCGCCGTGCACGAGTTCGCCGTGCAGACCAGCATCGGCGGTCAGCCGGCGGGGGCGTTTAACTCTGAGCTTGGGGCCATCGCCTCTGACGTGGGCGAGTACGAGCGGCGCATCGTCTTCGTGAAGTACCTGATGACCATGGCCGCCATCTCCCACGTGGCCGCCGTGCAGCGGGGCATCGTGAACCTCAAGGCCCAGGAGAACATGAACGCCCTCCTGCGCCTGGCCCGCACGGCCAACTGGGCCAGCTACCACGGCGATGCCGATGTCGCCCCCATGCAGTTTGACGGCCTCGAGGCCACCCTCACCAAGTGGCGCAACGGGGAGAACGTCTACGACTTCCAGGACCAGTTCTCCGACCTCCCCGACTTCTCCAACCCCGACAACCGCACCAACTACGTCCGGGCCCTGGTGGACCTTCTCTACAGCGCCTACGCCAAGGTGATGGGGGTGGGGAACTTCGGCCGGCTCACCCACGTGCACCTCGACCCCTTCGCCCAGGTGTCCCTGGACCGCTACCTGGACCCCGCCTACCGCGTGGTGCTGGACAACAACCCCAACAGCCTGGCGATCGGGGCCCCCGTGACCGGCATCCGCACCTCCTTCGGCAACGTCTACACCGAGCAGGACGTGTGGATCGAGGGGCAGGGGAGCATGCCCAACTACGCCCGCTACGGCAAGGTGCCCGACACCGCCCCCGGGGCCCCCACCGTGGCCGCCACCGCCCAGACCGGCGTGGCGGGCTCCAAGTGGACGGCCGCCAAGGCGGGCACCTACTTCTACGTGGTGGCCGCCATTGACGAGCGGGGCGTGGAGTCCATCCCCTCCGCCCCGGTTTCCGCCACCGTGGCCGCCGGCGGCGCCATCCGGCTCACCATCACCCCCAATGCCGACCGGAAGCAGACGGGCTACGCCATCTACCGCTCCAAGCGCAACCCCGGGGCCGCCCCCGACCTCAAGGACTACCGGCTGGTCAAGCGCATCCCCGCCAACCCTGATCGCGCCGCCAACACCGTCTTCCAGGACAAGGACCTGGACGTGCCCGGCTCCAGCAAGATCTTCGCCATCCGCCGGGAGCCCGAGGCCCTGCAGTGGGTCCAGCTCCTCCCCGCCACCCAGTTCCCCCTCTACCCCACCAACCAGGCGGTGATCCCCTGGGCCGTCCTGCTCTACGGGAGCCTCATGCCCGCCCTGCCCAACCACCACGTCCTCATCAAGAACTTCGTGCCGCCCGAGGCCCCCTGGAAGCCCTACTGAGGCCCCTGACCCCGCCCCCCCGGGGGAAGCCCCGGGGGGCTTTTTTATCCCCACGCCCTTGGACCCTCGAGGCCGCTAGGGTGGTGCCCGTATGGGATACCGGATTGAAGCGGACCAGGCAGGCGTCGTGGACGCCGTGAGGAAGTACGGGACCTTTCAGGTGAACGGGTACACCTTCCGCCTCACCGAGGACGGGCGGGCGATCTCCGACCCCGTGCCCGATAGGGACGTGGGCCTCTTTGACGTGCCGGGCTACTTCCTGGTGCGGGAGGAGCCCCCCTTTGAGCGGGTTTCCGTCCTAGGCGGCGAGGTGCTGAAGCAGGAGCTAGATGAGGCCTTGCGGAAGGGGACGGCGAATCTGGAGGGCCTCGAGGGGGTGAAGCTGGAGGAGCTTCCCAAGAGCGAGCTCCTTAACCTGGCCCGCCAGAGGGGGCTCACCGTCTCCGACAGGACCACCAAACAGGAGCTCATCACCCTCCTCCGAGGCGAATGAGCCTTGATGCCCTCGTTGACGCCCTGGGGGAGGAGTTTTTAGCGGGCATCCCCCAGCCCTCCCGTCCCATGGCCCCCTTCCGGTGGGTAGGTGGGAAGGGCAACCTAGCCCGCTGGATCATCAGGTTCCTCCCCCGGGGCCACATCTACGTGGAGCCCTTCGCTGGGGCCGCCTCGGTGTTTTGGCACCTCCCCGAACCCTACCCGGTGGAGGTGCTCAACGACCTAGATGGCCGCATCGTC